TCTGGCGTTTCTAATGCTACCGAAAAGGTAAGAAGTCTTCTTTCCAATAATGCAGGAACGGCTGCTCCTGGCATGAAAAAAGGCGGCGCGGTCAAGAAAAAAGCAGTCAGTGATATGGCCGGTCGTGCTTTGAAGCGTAAAACGGCGGATGCAAAAGGCCGCGCAATGAAGAAGGGGAAATAATCATGGCCGGAAAAGGAATGGGCATTGCAACCAAGGGCGGCGGATGTGTTGAGTCTGGCCCCAAGAACAAGATGATTTCAAAGACCAGCAAAACCAGCGGTCCTCTGATGATGAAAAACGGCGGTGCCGTTAATCAGCACAAGCGTATGGCTATGGGCATGATGGGTGGTGGAATGGCCAAAGGATACAAAAAAGGCGGAATGTGCTAAATGGCAACTTCTGGTACCACAACATTTGATCTTTCGATTGATGAACTAGTCGAAGAAGCATTTGAGAGATGCGGCATGGAGATGACCACTGGTCATCACCTTAAAACTGCTCGTCGTTCTCTCAACATAATGTTTCTTGACTGGGCCAATCGTGGATTAAATTTGTGGACCATTGAAGAAGTTGTTGCAAACCTTACGGCTGGCGTAACGTCAATTAACCTGCCTACGGATACCGTTCAGGTATTAACGGCGGTTATTCGGGATTCGACACAAAGTCCCGCTGTAGACATTACGATTGATGCAATTACTCGTGCAGAGTATTTGGACGTTCCAGATAAAAGCACGCAGGCCCGCCCCGCTCAGTATTACGTGCAACGCACAAACACCCCGGTGGTGTATTTCTACCCAACTCCAAACTTGACGGGTGCGTACCAATTCCGGTACTACAGAATCCGTCGTATCCAAGATGCTGGAGAGTACACCAATACTTCTGACGTTAACTTCCGTTTTCTGCCATGCTTGGCTGCAGGGCTTGCCTATTATCTGTCGTTGAAGTTTGCTACGGATAGAACGCAACTCTTGAAGTCTATCTACGAAGAAGAGTGGGCACGAGCAGCCGCAGAAGACAGAGAAACTGCACGAATATCTTTCGTGCCACAGTTGGGGGTATGATGTGGCCTTTGCTACCGGCAAATTCTCTTTCGGCCTTTGTGATTACTGCGGACAACGTTATCCCTATAACGTACTTCGCAAAAACTGGCGGGGATTCAAAGTCTGCCCAGAGGACTACGAGCCAAAAGAACCACAACTTGAGCCCCTCAAGTTTAGCGGCGATGCCGTTGCTCTTTTTGAACCTCGCCCGGATCGTGTGGAACCGGTGGATGTGTACGTTGGTGCCCCAGGGGATAGTGCATTCCAAAGTTTGGGAAGCGCTAATGGCGGGACAAATATGCAACCTTATCCAGAATCACAGATCGTCGAAGGAGTCGGACAAGTTGGGTCGCTCGAAATCCAGACCTCAACCTCCGTCTCTGTCACAGGATCTAGTGCCTCAACCGCTGTCGGGACAGTGACATGACCTACAACGAACTCGTTACCAATATTCGTAACTACACCGAAGTGGACTCTAACGTGTTCACCAATGCGGTGATTGATACGTTTATCACCATGACGGAGAACAAAATCCTCCGTGATATTGACTTGGACGTCTTTAAACTTGAAGCCACGGCCAACATGACGACGGGCAACAAGTTTTTGACGGCTCCTAGCGATATTCTGACCCACCGCTACATGATGATTACCTCTGCCGGGGATCAGATCTTTTTGGAATTCCGAGACACTTCCTTTATGAAGGAATATTGGGCAGATGGCACCTCTACCGGCATTCCTAAGTATTACTCTGTGTGGGACCAGAACACCTTCTATATTGCCCCCACCCCTAATAGCAACTATGTGGTAGAGCTAGGCTATATCTATCGCCCAGCCCAGCTTTCCTCTGCAAATAACACTACCTGGATAAGTACAAATGCCCCCGAAGCATTGCTGTACGGATGCCTGATTCAGGCTTATAGTTACACCAAGGGCCCTCCCGAGATGCTTTCATATTTTACGAATAGCTATCAACAAGCAATTCAAGGCCTTGGAATCGAGCAGCAAGGTCGCCGTCGTCGTGACGAATTCCGTGACGGTATGGCAAGGATTAAAGTTAAATCGGAGAGCCCAGGACCATGATCAGTGTTCAATCCCCCGTGCTTCTCGGTGGCATAAAGGTAGCTACCACCGAAGGAAGAGGCCACAATGCCGAGGAATTGGCTCAGCGCATGGCCGACAAGATTGTATATGTGGGAGGAAACTCCCATCCAGCAATACGCGACCAAGCGATCGCTTTTAAGGCAGCAGTGAAAGCTGTTTGCTTGTTTTATTTAAAAGAAGCGGTCAACCAGGATCGCGCGACCATTGCCCACCGCTTGCGGGAGGCTGGTTACCCAGACTTAATTAATCTTTTAGGAGAGTAAAAATGGCTTTCTCTGGCAATTACATGTGCACAAGCTTTAAGCAGGAGATTCTGCAGGGCGTGCATAACTTTACGGCAAGCACCGGAAACAACTTTAAACTGGCTTTGTACACCAATGGCGCTACATTTACGGCGGCTACCACTGCATATACGTCGGCCGATGAAGTTTCTGCTTCAGGAACTTATTCGGCGGGGGGTGGTTTGTTGACTAACGTAACCCCCACGACTTCGGGTACGACGGCTTTTACGGACTTCAACGACCTGTCGTTTACTAGTGCCACCATCACGGCTTATGGCGCGATGATTTATAACGACTCAGCAGCGGGTGACCCTGCAGTATGTATTTTGGATTTTGGCGGCCCGAAAACGTCCACTGTTGGTACGTTTACGATCATTTTCCCAACAGCAGATGCAACTAACGCAATTATTCGGATTGCTTAATTAGGAAATGGCTACGTGGCAACCTACAGCGGCTGGGGAGAGGGTTATTGGGGCCAAGTCCCATGGGGCCAAGAGCTTGTTGAGGTTGATTTACAAGGATGGGGCTTTGGTAACTGGGGCAGTCAGGTCTGGGGCGGACAAAACGCGGGTTTGCAAGCGCAAGCCCTCGTTGGCACCGTCACGGTCAATGCTGTCCGAAACGTTACCGTCTCGTTCGATGCGTGGGGAAGTTCGGCATGGGGAGCAGGAAGCTGGAGCTATGGAACACCGCTTCCTGCCGCGTCTGGCCAAGTCGGAAGCGTTACGCTTGCAACAGGATCAAACGTCAGTGTCACCGGAGTACAAGGGACAGGCCAAATTGGTCAAGTTACAGTCGGCGAAGGGACTGGAGTCCTCGTCACCGGAGTCCAGGCTAATGGATTCATTGGCACAACCTCATTCCGGGCAGATGTTGACGTCTACGTTGCGCCACCAGGATGGGGAGCAGAAGGTTACGGCATTGCAGCATGGGGCTTTGGCACCGGAGGCCTATCGGCTGATGGCGAGGTTGGGTCGGTTAATGCCGTCCCGGTCACAAATGTCTTTGTCACTGGTGTCCAGGCAAACGGCTTCGTTGGCGTTGCCACGGCAACCGGAGCAGCAAATGTCAACGTTATCGGGGTCCAAGGCACCGGCCAGGTTGGATCTGCCACGGTCACTGGCACGGCAAATGTCACGCTCACGGGCGTATCCGCTCAGGGATTTGTTGGTGCTGCCACGGTTACGGCTGGGGCAAATGTTAACGTTACTGGCGTTCAGGGTACTACCCAGCTTGGCACGGTCGTCGTTCGTCAAGACGTTGCGGTTAGCGTTACTGGGGTCCAAGCAACTGCCAGCGTTGGCTCGGTCACTATTTCTCTGGCTTTGGACGTCTTTGTCACAGGCGTCCAGGCAGTTGGTCAGATCGGCCAAGCAGCGGCTGGAGGCCAAAGTTTTGTGTACGTTACGGGCGTTCAAGCGGTCGGTTACGTTGGAAACGTCACAGTTTGGGGCGTGGTTAATGACAACCAGGCCGCTAACTGGCAAAATGTCGATGATTCCCAGTCCGGCACTTGGGTGGTCGTCGATGATTCTCAATCCTCAACATGGACTCGAATAGCAGCTTAAAGGACTAATCATGACTATTAATTACACCACCCTCCTTGGCCTTGCCCAGCCGGTAACGGGTACTGAATCGGGCACCTGGGGTACCGTCGTCAATGACGAAATCACGGCCCTGGTAGAACAGGCGGTTGCGGGAACGGCAAGTGTTAGTGTTACTGCCGGTAACGTGACTTTGACGGACACGGACGGGGTATCAAACCAAGCTCGTAACGCGGTATTGCTGATTACAGGCACTCCTGGTACTAG